GTAGTAGCGGAGAGCCGGATCAAGCTCCTGAAAAAAGCGAATGGGATTGGGAGGGTGAGAGGGAAAGTTTTAGAGTTTGGGATTTGAGGGGTTGGAGGGTTTGAGAGTTGGAGGGTTTGAGGGTTTGAGGGTTTGGGGGTTTGAGGGATAAGGGATAATATCGGAACGAACAGAGGGTTTTGGGATCAGTTATAAGGGTCGGAGGGTTTGGGAGTTTGAGGGTTTGGGGGTCGGAGGGATAATGAACCATGTCTGAACAAACAGAGGGTTTTGTGGATATTGAATGACGGCTAAAATAAATTTTCACATCGCGGGAGCACTTGATCACGAGGTTAAAAACAAAAAACACATTGAAAATCAATGTGTTTTACTGTGAGCCAACTACGGGACTTGAACCCGTGACCTCTTCCTTACCAAGGAAGAAAAATAAATCCATAACTTATTGTATAGTAATTTATTGGAAAAGTAATTATATTTTTGTCAGAAATATATCTGAACTTCGTGGAATATTGTGAGTAGTATTTAATTATAAAATTTTTAAGAATTTTTTTAATGATATTGTTAATTATTAGAAATATTATTTACTTTTACATCGCTATAAGATGAATTAAATGATGTCTTTTAGTTTTTGCGAAAAAAAATGCTACTTTGAGGGTGCAATAATGCAATAACTAAAAATCATTTACTAATGAAAAAACTTTTCATTGCGGTCGTGATCGCATCATCATTAACAGCGTGCAGAGAAACAACTGCAGAAACCATGGAAAATGAGGCTATGCCTCAATTCAAAAAAACTGAGAATGCAACAAAAAAGACTGCGGACAGCGTTGGACCGGTTGTGGTCATTCCTCCGAAAATTACGGGGTCAACTACGTCAACGGGGACATCTACTACAACAACGGGGACAACGGGTAGCACAGAACCTAAAACTACTCCTTAGAGGAGACAAACAAACTTGGTTACGGTTATACCGTAACTATATAGGTATTACAAGTACAACCAGTGGAGGCAATACAATTGCCTCCACTATTTGGCTGATAATTTCAGGTATAATGTTATACATGGAAAATATATTAGGCCTTTTTTTTAATCTTAAAATTGCGGTCCCCAATTTTGTAGTACTTGAAAATTTCATCTATGCAACCGAATCGGCCGTATCTGCAATCATCATTTTATTTGCATCCAGATCCAACCCCTATAAATTAGCTTATATTGTCCCCCTCTATGCCTGGGTAAATGTTCTGATTGGTAATACAATTATGGTTTTAGGATTTGAAATATGGGCATTTTGGTGGTATCGCCTTTTAATTTTTGGTACTGCGGTCCCTGTTTATATTATCCTGGTTAATACCATCAGGCAGCAGGAAGCAAGAGAACGATCTGAGCAGGCAAGACAAAGATTGTTGAATAATTACAGAAAGCAACATGATGAATAATAGTTATCACGCCAATTTAATGGCTGAAATCGATAAAATGATGATTATAGCTGACAAGCAAGTAGAAGCAGAAATAATAACGGATAAACAGTACCGTAAAATTATGTTTTTACTTATTGATAAAAGTGAAAATTACATTCAGAGTCTTGAAAAAATTGAAATTCCGAAAATTGAAGTAAAAAACTTTAGAAGTATAGATTTATTTAATCTTACCAAAGTCCTGTTTTGTACCGGTTGATTTCTCATTCTCTGATAAGTCCCGGTCAAGACTCCTTAAAACATTAATAGCCAGCTGCAATTGTTTTCTTAAAACATCATTTTGTTTTCTTTCATTTTCTCGATCATCCTTCATAATGTCAAAATCTCTTCGTAGATCTTTCATTTCATTTAAAATTTCCAGAAGAATTCTATTTTCAGAATTTTCTTTTCCTACACTATTACTAGATAAAGTATCATTACCTGCTTTGTTTTCAGCTACGTTCTTATAAAAATTGATGATATAATCTGATTTCCCTGATGGAAGTTCGGTAGCCGATTCGTAATTAGAAATAGTCTGTAAGCTTACTCCCATGAGTTCAGACAGTTGGATCTGCGTTATTTTCGCTCTTTTTCGTATTGCCTGTAATTCTTTGCCAGTCATGAGTAGTGATTTCAAGTTTTATTTAGCTGTAAAATTCAAAAATTATAAAAATTTATCATTTGATTATCAAATAGATACAATTAAAATTATAAAAACTATCAAATTTTTTATAATTTTTATAATTTTTGAAATATATTTGTATACAATTAATCGACAAAATGTCTACAAATATAAATAAAATGAAGATTAAAAACGAAATTCTCGACCTTATTTTATCCACCCCACGATATTTCGCGGACATTTTCTTACTTGTTAATGATCCTAATAAGATAATTGTAAAACCAGAGTCTTTGCAGAAGCGTCTTGAAAGACGATCTAAAACCACCAAAGAAAGTTTGGTGATTTTAGAATATTTCCGCGGTCTGGGTTACAATGATTCTGAAATTTTTGAAAGTCAGAATTAAAGCGATGGAGGTACCTGCAGGATATATTTTGGTTCCCGAAATTCTTTACCAGAAATTTATTAGGAATCTGGAATGGGTGGATATTGAAGAACCGACCATGGCGGATGTAGAAGGCTATTTAGGTATTTCTTCCAGTAAAATCAGGCAGGATCTAAAAAAATCAGATTGCCCTTTACGGGAAACTTATGAGGGTGGCAAGGGAAAAGGCAATCAAAAACGCTTTGTAAAAAAATCAGTCGAATTATATAAAAATTGGCTGGTTTACAAAAAATAGAGATTCCGAAACAGCTATTTCCTATATATAGTATTACAGAGAGTTGGATATTATTTTCAAAGCAGGGAAAAGTTGAATCAGCGCAGACGTTCAAAAAATTAAATTGTTATTGGTAGTTCACTGCTGGGAAGCCCTGGACTACATTTTTCGGAAAACTGGCGGAACTGGCAGACGCCCCTCTTGGTTGAGCGGTAATAATTTTCAGGTTCGAATCCTGAGTTTTCCACAGGTACGGATGAAGCCGAAGAGACGGACCGATAAAGGTCTAAACCAGGCAAAGGGTTGATGCTCCCTTAGCAGAAAAAGCATCTGTTTTAAGGTAGTCAGACAACCGCTTCTTAGTTATTAGTTTTTAACCCGGCTGGCAAATGCCGGCCGGGTTTTTCTTTTGAAATCAATTTAAAATAAAATAATATGCTTAAAGAATTAGAAGATTTATTACATGAAATCATCCATTTCCAAGAATCCGAAGATGTTGATTATGATCTTTTTAACAAAGTCAAAAACGAAGAGAAACTTATTCCAGGCAATAAAATTGAAATCTGGTGGACTGACAGGGACGAAGCAGATAATGGTTATCTATTTAGATTACCGCACCAACAAGCAGACGAATACGACTTGTGTGTACATGTTACCGATGTTGACAACTCAGACGGAATGGATGATGCACCTGAAGAATTTCATCACATATATCATTTAGTTTCATTAAAAAGAGTAAAAAAAATTAATATAAAATGAAATCAAAACCACTTTCCTTCTACGGCCAGTTGAATTACACCCAGATACAGGCCGGGCTTAAATCAGGGCATATCAAAGCCCAGAGGATCCAGACAAAAGACGGTGAACAAATCGTATTCAATATCAATGTATGGGTTCACGAAGAGGCTGATCAATACAATAACAATGCTGCTGTTCAAATGGAGCTAAAAAAAGAAGCTTTCGAAAACAATGTAAAAAATACTTTTTACATCGGGAATCTTAAATATAAAGTTCCGACTGCGACAGAAGCCACGGCTGCGGATATTAATAATGCCCTTGGGGGTGGCGATGACAAAGATGATTTACCTTTTTAAAAAACATTATATCATGAATTGCAATTGTATAAAAGAAACTGAAGGAAAATTACTCGAGCGTGGAGAATGGGAAGGTCGGAAAATAGTAGGTGTAGGAATGAAGGATCTCATGTATACATTCGGTACAAATGGAGGGAAATCTGGGACACTCACCTATCAGGAATTCGAAGTGGAACTGGAAGGTCTTAAACGTCCAAAAAGAATAAAGGTTTCTCATACTTTTTGCCCATACTGCGGGATTAAAGTAGGAAAGTTAGATCCAGATCAACAAGATAATAATCCATTAGAATGAAACCCCAAATCATGGAATTTGTAAAGGTTTACGCTCATAAACCTTTACCTAAAATTACGGTAAAAGAGTGGATCAAACAACATAATCATGAAATCTGGCGAACCTGTCAGGATTGTCTTCATGAGTTTGATCTACGTAATGTACTTCACATCGACCACTGTCCTAAATGCAAATCGAAAAATATTAAGTAATCATGAAAACGAGATTCAAAGAAAATGCTATTCTCATCTGCTTTGTTATCGAAATCATCATTGTTATCATTCAGAAATTCATTCTATAAATGAAACGCATAAATGCCCTACAGTACAAAAAGCTCACGGCCTTCTGCAAGGAAGTATTCCGGAAAGAAAAATTTATTTCGCAACGGGCTTTTAACCTCCTGATCCAGCAGAATCTTTCCCAGATGTCAACACGGTATCGCCGGGAAATGCTGAGTCTGCAGATGATCAAGGAAAAAAACCGGCTAATCACGCCCGGCCCGATGCTTACGCATTTCAAACTGGTAGATTATCGGGCGATGATCCGGCTGCAGAAGCATGGAAGGGTCGACATCATTGATGATCTGATCATAAGATTTAGCCCGAAAGATGGCAATGGAAAATTTGAATTTCCGGAACACTGGGGGCTGGTTAGAAAAACAAGATCTGTTTTAATGTTCACTATAAAATCTAATTAATAAATCATGGAAAAAGTACAAATCACAGCAATTATTTGCTTTACAATAATTATCGTCGCCTTTCTCTATTTTGCTTTAGTAATCTATTATTTTAAGAATAAAAAATAATGAAAAATAAATATATAGAATTACGAGACCTTACCATCAGCTTACTGTACGTTGATTTATTCTGCGGAGCTGGCGGAACCAGTACTGGCGTAGAGACTGCAAAGGTGGATAATGAAAAATGCGCTAAAGTTATCGCCTGCGTAAATCATGACGCCAACGCTATTGCCAGCCATGCCGAGAACCATCCCGAATCCCTTCACTTTACCGAGGACATAAGAACACTGGAGCTTTCACCTTTGGCGGCTTATGCAACAGAAATGCGAAGAGCTTACCCTTTTGCAAAGTTGGTTTTATGGGCGTCCCTGGAATGCACCAACTTCAGTAAAGCTAAAGGCGGGATGGCCCGGGATGCAGATAGCCGAACATTAGCCGAACACCTGGACCGTTACATTATTGCGCTGGATCCGGATTCCGTTCAGATCGAGAATGTAGAAGAGTTCATGGGCTGGGGCGACATCGACGAAAAAGGTAGGCCAATCATCAAGGATAAAGGCAGATTATATAAAAAATGGATTGACCATATCAAAGATTTCGGCTATAATTTTGACTACAGAATCCTGAACAGTGCTGATTTCGGCGCGCTAACTAGCCGTAAAAGGTTTTTCGCGCAGTTTAATAAACCTGCATTCCCTATAGTATGGCCCGAGGCTACACACTCAAAGAAGTCTGAAGGCGGATTCTTCGGAAGTCTTGAAAAGTGGAGACCGGTAAAAGAGGTTCTGGATTTCTCCGATCAGGGTGAAAGCATTTTCCGCCGAAAAAAGCCGCTGGTAGAAGCTACTCTGGAAAGGATCTTCCACGGTCTTGTTAAGTTTGTGGCAGGCGGTAAAGATAAATGGCTGCTGAAATATAATTCAGTGAACGGAAAAACCGGAAGGCACATTCCGCCAAGTATTGAGGATCCATGTCCGACTATTTCCTGCCAGGGGCGGCTGGGCGTTGTAAGTGCTCAGTTTTTGGCCCAGTACAATTCCGGAAGTGCAGAATACCGCGTAAAAAGTATTGACGAAGCCTGTAATGCGGTAACTACCAATAACCGATTTGCAAAAGTCGAGTGCAATTTTCTTTCAAAATACTATTCCGGAAGACCGGAACATAAAAACATCACGGTGAATGGACCTTCAGGAACAATAAGAACAAAAGATTGTCAGGCGCTGGTACAGCCTCAGTTTATTCAGGCTTACTATGGAAATGGGTTCACTTCAAGTATTGAGTCACCATCGCCAACTGTAACTACTGGAGACCGTTTTTCTCTTATCACTACGAACTCATTAGATAATCCCGTATCGGTTAGCTGTGATTGCGGTCATACTTGGATTACATCAGAAAATGAATATATGGAAGATGCCTGTGATAAATGCGGGGGATACGGAGGATCTGTAACGTTCATCGATCAGCAGTTCGGGAAAAGCAAACCCGCATCGATTGATACCGCGCTAGGAGCTGTTACCGTTAATCCCAAGTATGCGAAAGTATCATGTGAAAACTGGCTGATGAATACCAACTTCAAAAATGTTGGCAGCACAGTTAAAGAGCCTGCACCAACGATCACCGCAAACAGGAAATGGCACTACCTGATGGATGCTCAGTATAAAAGAGTCGGAAACAGTTTGGAACAGCCTTGCTTTACCCTGATTGCTCGAATGGATAAAACGCCGCCGTATCTCATAGAGATTGACGGATCAGGAGATATGCCACCCTTCATTGTTCGAGAAATAGACCACCTGGTTTATATGATCTACGATACCGATTCACCGATGATGGTTAAGATCAAAGAGTTTATGGCCATGTACGGGCTGACAGACATAAAAATGCGAATGTTGAAGATCCAGGAATTAAAGGAGATCATGGGATTTCCAAAAGATTACGTTCTGATCGGCACCCAGGCGGATCAAAAAAAATTTATCGGGAACGCCGTGGAAGTTACCATGGCGCGGAAAATATGCGAAGCAACTGCAGGTAAGTTGTTTGAATTAAGAAAAGTTGCATAAACTATGAACTACATCAAAAAAGAATTTATCGACCGCCTGATATCGGATGCTGATATAGTTCAGATCTTTTCTTCACGCGAAGAATCGCTGAAGAAAAAAGGAGTGAACTATGTTTGTCTGAGTCCTTATAATGACGAGAAATCCCCGTCTTGTATGGTGTCGCCAAAAACACAGACTTACAAAGATTTCTCCAGTGGTAAATCCGGAAACGTGATCACATATCTGATGCATAAGCTGAGCTGCACTTTTGCCGAAGCAGTGGAAGAACTGGCAAAGATCCAGGGCAAAACGGTAGAATACGAAAAGCCGGAAATTGCAGAGAAGCAAAGGCAGAAGCAGGCGGTTGAGAAAGATTTAAGAAAATACCTGGAGGCGATATCCAAAAAATTCCAGGAAGAACTTTATAAGCTACCGAAGGATCATCCGGCCTGGCTGGAAATTGCAAAACGAAATTATACCGACGAAGATGTCCGGTTCTGGGAACTTGGATATGCACCGGGAAACAATTTCATGTACAACCTGTTTTCGCAGTTTGGAGTCGTGGAAACCGGAAAGAAACTCGGACTGATCAATGATAAAAACCAGGACAAGCTTTGGGATAAACTTATTTACCCGATTTATGATGATCGAGGGAAATTAATCGGCTTTGCTTCGCGGAAACTGGATGACAATCCGAATTACGCAAAATGGATGAATCCGTCCGACAGTGAGCTGTATCATAAATCGCAGCAGCTTTTTGGGCTTCACCTGGCCAAGACAGCCATCATTAGAGAAAACCGGGTTTACATTACGGAAGGCTATAATGATGTTATTGCCTGGCATAAGTTCGGCATCGAAAATACAGTGGGCGTATGCGGTACGGCTTTCTCTGTGAAGCAGATGGAAATGCTGAAGAAATACTGTACCAAGATCACCCTTTGCCTGGATGGAGATAAGGCCGGCCGCGCAAAAATTCCGGAGTATATTCAGCACCTGCTGCGCATCGGGTTTGGTGTAGAAGTCTGCATTCTTCCCGGATCTATGGATCCGGACGATTACAGCCGGAGGTTCCGCGGTTTCCCGGCCTGGTATCATGCAGCCGGAAAAACTGAAAATCCGGCATCGTTGCAGGAATCCCTGCAGGCTTATACAATGAACGGTTTTGATTACCTGATGTTCGATAAGATCCAAGGCGATGAACTGGACCGGAATAACGGGATCAAGGATGTTATCGAAGTGATTTCAAAAATCAGTGATGCCGGTCTGCGTAACATCTATACTGAAAAGCTGGTAAAAGAGACGAAACTTAAACCGGCCATCGTAAAGCAGCTTTTTAAAGAACAGCAGGCGGAAAACGTAAAGTATATCAATGCCGGAAACGAAAAGTACCAGCTGCCTCAGGGTATTACAATGAAAATTGAAGATATAGATCCGATCGTGGAGAAATATGAGCTGCTGATCGATAACAATCAGATTTATATGGTGGATGACATGTCCTACCCGATCCATTTCCGGTCCGTATCCAATTTTAGCATTGAAATTCTCCAGCACATGAACGACGATAAATTCGCGAAGAAACTTCTAAGTGTATGTAATGTTCGTGGCCAGGAGCGGATCTTTGATGTTCCGGCCAATACCTTCAATGCTCCGCAACGATTTAAGGATGTGCTTGCTGATCAGGGGAATTACCGGTTCGACGGGAACCAGAAGGATCTGGATAAATTGTACGCCTACCTGGCGGATCATATGGGCATCGGCCGCAAGATTGACGTTTTGGGGTGGAACCCGGAAGGTTTCTTCTGCTGGAATAATATGGTAACTGTTCCGGGAAAAAAGGCCGTCCCAATAACGAAAGACGGAATCTTCCATTTTGATGGCCACACGTATTATGTTCCTTCAGCGAATGAGATCTACCGGAATAATCCCTATAAATATGCAAAGCAGAAGAAATTAACCCTTAAATCTGCAGGGTTTAGTATTGAAGACTATTTATCGCAAGTTTATAAAGTCCATAAGGAGTTCGCAATCCCTGGTATTCTCTTCGCGTTCGCCTCGGCTCATCAGGATCTGATTTTTGATGTGTCAAAGGGTTTTCCGGAATTCTTTTTATACGGGCCGGCATCATCCGGAAAGGATCAACTGTTTTCCTGCATCAAAAGAATGTTCGGTCTAACGGAAACCGATTCTATTTCTCTGCAGAACAATCAATCGACGGGGAAAGGTAAGATCAGGGTATTCGGAGAAACGTCCAATATGGTCGTGCATTTATCTGAATATACCAATGCCGTGAAGGAAGATATCGGGATGATGAAGGGGCTTTGGGAGAAGACCGGATATACCATCGGAACGCTGGAATCCAAAGTATCTACGGATATGATCCCTATCCTGTCATCGGTGATGGTGACGGGGAATGAATATCCGAATGATACCGCTTTGCTTTCCCGTTTGGTTTTCGGGGAAATGATCAGGAATATCTTTAATGAAGAAGAAAAGGAAGAATATAAAAAACTCGCAAAAATGCTGACGGAACCGGTGACCAGTTTCATGGATAAGGTAATCTGGGAACGGAACGCATTCGAAGAGAACTTCCGGGACAAGTTCAATCTCTGGAAGAAAACATTGTCTGGCCGTAAACCTTTCGAAGGTGCCATCGACCGGATTATAACGAATTATGCAGTTCTGGGCGCAACCTATGATATCCTGCGCGATGCCAATGTATTCTCATTCCCGTTCAGCATGGACGAGATGCTGAAGACCTTTGATGCGTTCGTGACTAATCTAAGAAGCAAGATATCCAGCGCCAGCATATTCATTAAATTCTGGGATCTCTTCCTGCTAGGCCTGCGCGGAAACTCTACGTCCCACCTTCGCGAGAACCGCGATTTCCGGATCGATGGTAACATCCTGAGCATTCAGTTTACCAACGTATTCCTGAATATCCAGAAAGAATGGTTTCCGAGGTTTTCAGAAAGCTGTCCCGGAAAGAAAACATTCCAGGATGATATCAAGAAAGAAAACTATTTTGTTGGCGCCGATAAAACGCGGATGGAAGTAGATGTACTTGAGAATGGCAAGCTGGTCAGCAAGTCCACGTCGGTATCTATCTATAAGATCGATCTCAGTAAGATGCCGGAAGAGACCCGTGAGAATATAGAGTCTACCATTTACTGGCAGCGACAAAACAGGAGTACCAACGGCGATTTGTTCGTTACCCCTGCAACCCCGGATCAATCCCGTGGGGAAGAAAATAAGCCCGCGGAATCCGGAACGCTTGGCTTTCGTTTTTAATTTTTTTTAAAAAGAATAGAGCCAGCATAAGCATTTTCAGGATTCAACAGATTCAACAAATCAATTGATATTGAAAATGAATAAGTTAAATGAAAAAATTATTAAAATTCGTTGAAAAATATGTTGAATTGTGTTGAATTATGTTGAAAGTAGCTTTTAAGGATTCAACAAGATTCAACAGGATGAAAACTTAAGTAATTGAAAATCAGTTTTGTTGAACTGTTGAATGTTGAAAAGCGGATTTTACCCAAAAAGTTTAAAAAATAAAAAAAATAATATGTCAGAATTAAAAGATAAGGAAGGATATCCTTTAACACACGATCAGTTTTGGGCATCTGAGGAAAGATGTGTAAAACTTTATATCGAAAATAAATTCTACCCAGCTTTTGAAAAGGCTGCTTACAGGGCTTATGTGAGATTCATCAGAGTAGATGCAGTTCATAATGAAAAAAATTCAAATGGTGAAACTAAATTTTTCACCCGGCACACATTAGAATCTGATCTTTTCCGTCTCGGACAGTATTTCGAGGAAGAAAAAAATAAACTGAATCAAAAAAAGATTAATACTGATCCAGATTATAACTCAGAAAAAGCACTTCTAAAAGAATATTTATCTGCACCGGGAAAGGGATTTGATAAGGTTGGTGCAGGATTGTATGTCACCAGTTTGTCTAAAAAGTTAGACGAACCAACCCATTTAAGATTTAGGGCAATTCTGGATCTTATCAGATTTATTAAGGGAAAATAATATAAAATAAAAATATCATGACAAAAAAAATCATCGAAATTAAGCAAGTGAATAAAATTGAATGTGATAGTTGCGAATTTTTTATTCTAAATGAAAATCCAAATAAACTATCGAATGTAGATGAATATGTAAATAAGCCCTGTCCCAAGTGTGGTGCAAATCTTCTGACACCTCATGATTACAAAGATTATCTAAAATTTATACAGCTGGTTAATAGAGCTAATAGGTGGTTAGGTTGGCTAAGCTATTTTTTCGGAAAACAAACAGTTGACATATCATCTAAAACTATAGTGAAAGTTCATGATGGAATTTATATAAATAATAAATAGTTATGTTTCCAAAACACAACATCATGCCCCCAGGCGAGGATCATCCTTTGTTTCTGGACGCGGCGAAGAAAGGCATCGGGTTTTCTCCATTTACGTTTTGTGAGTTCTTCCAGGGTATGGAAGTCCTGCAGCTGCTGGGCGAAGAGACAAAAGAATATATCTTCGGGTTGTACCATGGCGGTCGTTTGGTCGGAACCGTCTATTTCGGAGATTTGTACAGCAAAGAACAGCTCCTGAGACTGGAGCAGGAATTCTTCCCGGCAACATGGGACGAAATCCCGGAATATGAGAAAGAAAAAAGCGGCGTATGGTATGCAAAGATGCATCCGAGCCAATATGCTTTTGTATTTGATAAAGTGTTAAAAAAAATTGATTGATATGAATAATAATATAGAGAATGAAGCATTAATTTTAGATGCATGCTGTGGAAGCCGTTTATTTTGGTTTAATAAGGAACATCCAAATGCTGTGTATGTTGATAAACGTAGTGAAGAAATAATCGCATGCGATGGTCGGCGTGTAATCATCCGGCCGGATCTTATTGAAGATTTCCGATCTCTTCCATTTCCTGATAAATCTTTTAAACTCGTAGTCTTTGACCCTCCTCATGATATGTATGCTGGTAAAAATTCTTTTACTGCTCAGAAATATGGAAATTTAAATAAGGATACATGGCGTGAAGATCTAAAAAAAGGGTTCGATGAATGTATGCGGGTTTTGGATAATCATGGCGTCCTTATATTCAAATGGGCAGAAATTAGGGTTAACATAAAAGAAATACTGGAAATATTCGATTATGAGCCTTTATTTGGGCATAAATCAGGAAAGGTCAGTAAAACGCATTGGATCACTTTTATGAAAATTAATCAATAAAAAAAATATGGAAATCACCATTCACCTGCCGGTAACACCGGCCATAAAAAAATACCTGGAAGGCAGGCTGGGTAAAGAATACAAACTCAGTATAGATGACTGGTTCGGCGGGACCATTATCAATATGCTGACCATTAAGCGGCTCAGCACTTCAAAAGAGGAGAAGAGGCCCGAAAAGAGAACGGAAAGATTCAATATTCACACATCTTTGTCGATGGCTGAAAAAAATGGATTTACTATCGAAAACAAGCATGAGCACATGATCAATAAAATATTGAACTCACTCTTTAGGCAGGATCTGTATATCAATGCCATTATTAATAAAAAAAACTATGGGATTGATTATCATACAACAATCAATAATATCCTGGATGTGTACGATATTACGGAAGAAGAATTTAATACGGATGCTCTGAAGCGGGATCTAATCCGCAAAAGGGAAGAAATCGAAAGTCTACTTTACCTTTCTTAAAAAACGACAAAAAAAATAATTTCAGAGAAAAGTAATAAAAATGCAAAACTTTACAAATATTCCGGAAAATTTCATCCGCGAGCTTAAAGGCATCCTGATTTTCGATAAAAAGAAAATGCCGTACCTGGATCAGCTCGCGGGTAAATTCCCGGATCCCGATGACGCACAATATAAGTATTTCGTTCTTCCGGAAGATGCAAGCCGGAGCATTCCGACGCAGTTTAACGGCGGTAATGTGTATTTCTCGCCTGATATCACGGTGAGCCTGGTAGATCTTACCGTGACTAACCGCGAGCAGTGGTATGAAGAGCTAAACCGTTTCAACCAGTTTGCGGTGATCCTGATCTCGAATACCGAAATGATGATGCTGGGAAATGACCGCTGCCCTATGAGCATCACCGTTAACGATAGCATCGCTGATGATGGTTCCGGCTCCGACACTTTTATCCTCCGTATCTTCGGAGACACCTTCCTTCCGCCCATGGTGTACAAAATCGTCCCTAAATTCAAGGTCCTTTTCTTCATACCGCCTATTATATAGTTTTGTCCGTGAAATCAATACGATGCACGGAATCAATCAATACCTTAACCAGCCAATGATGATGGAACAGAATTACCTAATGTCTGTTCTGTCTTCATTGGTTTTAGGTTTTAAAACGAATTCTTTTGAAAGCTCAGAAACCATCAATCAAAAGTTTGTTGAGAAAATAAATACTCACATGGCTTCGATGATTAATGGAGGGGCAACGCAGTTTCCTGTAATTATAAATATCATTGGGCCTATTATTAAATATTCTGATTGGTATTATACGGGAACTCAAACGATATTGAATATCTGTAAACATCTGGAAATGGATGATCGGGTATCAGGAGTTTTATTTAATATCGATTCCGGTGGTGGAATGGGTGATGGAACACCTGAGCTTGCAGATTACATATTTAACATGCAGACTCCTACTATTGGCTACTCAAACGGAATGGTTTGCTCTGCAGCACTTTATTTATTTGCGGCATGCAAGCGTAAAGTAATGAGTCCGTTTGGGAATAAAATCGGATCAAAGGGTGTATATATTCCTTATTCCAATTATGACGGCATTTTCGAAAAACTGGGAGCTGTTATTCAGGATATTTATGCGCCTGATTCTTCCCTGAAAAACTTTGCCTGGCGTCAGATGTCAGAAAATAACAATCCTAAACCTTTTGAAGATTCTGCAAAAGAATTTAATGATGTTTTTACATACGACATCAATAGGTTTTATGGAGATCAGTTGAAGGATGACGGAAAGTTTTATGAAGGTGAAGTTTACAGTCCACAACAGGCTTTTGAAATAGGATTGGTTGACGAGCTTGGTAGTATTGAAACAGCATTAGAAATTTTTTAAAACATGAAATATCCAAAATTTACAGCTCTTTTAGGATTATCGACGTTGAGTTTCCATTCCAATTTTGGATTTGGAAAAAATCACGTTCGTCTTACTGAGGAGGAATGCCAGAAGCTGGAAGATCATCTTTCAGCAGATCCACCGGCGGAAAACCAGCAACAACTTACTGAATTGCAAGCCAAGTTTGATACGTTGCAAAATAATTACAACCAATTGAATGCTACCAACACCGCGGTAAATACTGCTCTGGAAACGGCCTTAAGTCTTAATAATTTAAAAGGGGAAGTTGGCGCAACAGCTACAACCGACGAAGCTATTACTTTGCTCGGAACAAAATGTAAGGAATACGGTTCCAGTGATAACAGGCATTCGTTTCCTAAAAACGACGGAAGCCAGCAGGATAATGAGGATCCGTCTAAGGATTATGCCCATAACCAGGTAATGACCGATAAATCAAAATTTAAAACAATCGTTTAATATGTTTACTACAACAGAAATCAGATCAGACCTTGTGTCTTATATCAATAAGTATCCTGAAGCTTTCCAGGCTGCTTTGTTGGCTAATGCCATTTTCTTGAGTAAGTACGCGAAAAGACTGACAAAGATCAACGGGGAATATCCAAGTGTTGTGGCCTTAATGGGGCATGTCGTGCAGGCTTATTATTCAAAGAAATTCTCTCCGTTTACAGATGTTACTTTTAAGAAGAAAGATCTGAAAACCTTCAGACAAAAAGTCGATTTCCAGTTGGATCCGGCGGAAATCCTTGGTACCATTTACGCCGATAAGTTCGACGAAGGTAAAAAACCTCAGGATAAGAAAATCACAAAGGAAATCATGGATATGTTATTGGCTAAAATTACCGATGACGTAGATTATCTGTCTGTGAATGGTGTTTATAATGCTGCGAAAACCGGATTGGATACACCAGAATTTGGCTATTCAATGGATGGACTGAATGAAGTGGTCAAAGATCTTCGTTCGAATACCGGAAATCCGGCTTACATTATTCCCGGTGATGCCGTAACTTCTACCAATATTGTAACGGAAATCAATTCTTTTGAGAAGAATTTACCATCCATGGCTAAGCCAAAGATCAAATACATCTTTACATCTGCGGAAGATGCGGAAGAATATCAGGAGCAATACGACAATACCTACGGAGCCCGTCCAATCTACAAAGAGGCTGATGCCTTAAGAACCCGTTTCGGCAAACGCGAATTGGTTGGTATTCCAGGTCTTGCCAAAGGAACGATCTATGCTACAATTGATAACAATTTCCTTGAATTGGTGGATGTTGTTGAAAATCCGGCGCAGATTACCGATGTACAGGTACAGGACAGAATTGTGAAGATGTTGTCTGAATTCTCCTTGGGTTATGATTTTGCGATCAATCAATATGTGTACTTACATAGTGCTGACGCAACTAAGAACTTGGGGCTGAATGATGCAACCCAGAACAAGTTGTTCTATCCTAACGAAAAGAAAATCGCTTAATCATTCAATAAATGTCAAAAGAAAATACACAAGATCAGCCTGCTAATGAGGATGATCTTAAAAAAAGAGAAGAGGCACTGGCTGCCTCTGAAGCAAAGCTGAAGGCTGACCAGGATATTCTTAAAAAGGATCAGGACCAGCTGAAGGATGATCAGGAAAAACTGGTTACAGACCGGAATGATCTTGATAAAAGGGAAAAGGCTTTAGCTAAGTCCCAGAAAGAAACGAAGCCGGCAAAAGAATTACCGGGAGTGGAATTTGAATTCCAAGGTTTGAAAAAGAAATTCACCGATGCAGCACCAAAGAAAATCCGTTATGACGGAAAAGTTTGGTCTCAGGATGAATTGATCGAAGACGAAGATGCTTTAATGGATCTGGTGTCTTCTAATTCTCATTATTTCGAAAACGTAAATTCATAAGTTATGGCAAGCTGCTTTGATGACATGAATCTGGAAAATGTAAACCATTGCCCGAACGATGAAGTTTCGGCTGGTGTTACGACAAAAATGCTATATGCGGCTGAGCCGCATATAGAGACGCTTACCTTGCCGACAGTAACGAATGCAAGTAAGTATATCGATCGAATCACTATTCCTACCACAGGGATCGTACCTGCTACCGGCAAGGGGTTCAAGGAGATGGACCTTTTGGTCGATATGAACGAAATTACGGCTACCCTTGTAGGATCTAAGGGTAATAAGAAATTGAAAACCGATCTTGATGCGTATATTCCAGGATTTCGCGGAAAGGTAATTGGATTTGTTCAGGCGCACCGGAATACACCGTTGATTATCGCTCTTAAAGATTCGTCTGGCCAAACCTGGATTATCGGTGATAAACTGAATCCGGCCTATATTGATACGGCGGAAGGAAAGACCGGGAAGACTTACGAGGAAAACAGCGGTGTGACGATTAAAATTACATCCAATGCTGTTCCAAGGCTTTACAACGGAACATTAACCGTAATTGCAGATACACCGTAATATGAAGGATCACATTATTTTTTCGGTAGCAAAAGGATCAAAGATCATTTCACCGGACGGTTCTGTAAAGGTTCTGAATGAAGTGCCTGATAATGCTCTTGATCTTATAGAGGCAGGAGCAACTTACCTGATGTTTAAAGAATCTGCGAAAGATTCTTTAAAAAAGCTTTCCAAAGAAAGGCTGGTTAAAATCATAGAGATGCGAAAATCTCAAAAACTGACCAGGGATGTTGCTGTTTTAGAAATGGCACTCGCGGAGAAGGAATCTGGTAAAAATACCAATACGGAAACTGAAAAAACGACAAAATAAATTCATTCCTATTTTTAATTTGATGTTCAAAACCTTTCTTCATGGAGAAAGGTTTTTTTAAGCCTATGAACCGGGAAATCCATAAAAAACTATTTGATCAGTATCTGGCCTCTGGCGGTGATGCTAAAAAGGTACAGCTATATAAGTCTTTCAACCTGGCCAATCATGCAAAGCTGAAGTATTATATCAAACAATTAAATATTGCAGTTCCTGAGCCTGAAGCATTGGAAAAGCCAAAGCCCAAACCGCAAGAGGTAATTTCGGAAAAAGAGCGGAAAAGCATATTCTCAGATCTGATATCCAATTACCCGGTGGAGCTTCACCAGGCGTACAAGAAAAGGTATGATCACTGGTTGGAAGCATGTAGTCTGAAGCTGGAGCTGAACGCCGTACATCATACTGATGAAGATACGGCGTATGAGATACAGGAAAAGCTTTGGGATTGCCTGGAGAAAATGGATAAATGCCAGGAAGCAATGGATCATTATCGTAAACACAAGCGAATCCTGGAAACGGAAACACTGGCTGATTTCTCAAAATTGACGCCCATTGAGCTGCTTACGAAAAGAAATACTACCCGATCGAACATTGCGAAACGTAAAGCAACCATCAAAAAACTGGAAGGTCTGCTTCCGAAAAATACGGATCCAGAGTACCGGAAAAAGCTTCACCAGATCAACCTGAAGATTGAGCAGCTGCGTGTCATCGAAAACGAGCTGGAGAAATTGGAGGAATTGATTAAGTAATAAATGTCCTTTAAATAGCCCCAAATCAGGGCTATTTTCGTTTTATGGAATTGGCAAAGTTCACCAAAAACAACTTACTCCAGCGTCTTAAAAACAACTACATAGACGACGAGGAATACCCACTTGAACCAGCTGATCTCGAAAAGAAGAATCTTTTGGAGAAAATATGGGCTTTGCGGGTGAATAATAAGTACCAGCAGGAGGATATCATCCGTATTCTTATGCGTTCGAAAGATCGGGGTGGCGAAGGGTTGAGTCGTTCCACTGCTTATCGTGACTATAATCTTTCCCAACAGCTTTATGGTGAATTGGACTTTATTAACGCTGCTGCAGAACGTGCAGTGGCAAGGTCTATTTTTCACGATATGTATATCAAAGCATATAAGCAGGGCGATATTAAAACGGCAAACAAAGCTTATGAAAATTACGTTAAATTAATTCCGGAAGATAAAGTTGATAAGATAGATCCTGAAATGCTGAAAGCATCTGTATATCGTCAGGTTCTTCCACCTGAAGTTAAAAAAATGTTCAGGAAGGCTGCTGAACGAGGGGTTGTAGATCTTATGTTCCTGGGAGCAGAAGATGTGGAGTTCCAGGAAGTCAACAATGAAGAGGAAGATGATGAGTAATTTTTCACAATATCGAATGCCTACTGTAAATGTTAGCCATAATCTCATGCAGGCGGCGGTGGCGGAAGCAATAAAAGATGGTGTTCCGGAAATTGATGTGGAAGCTTCCCGGGGTGCTGGTAAATCTACCGTTCTCGGCAAAAAAATTAAGACAAATGTAAAAGAGATGCCGAAATCTACAGGTGTTGTAGTCGGCGAGACTTTCATACAGATCAAAACCAGAACACTGGCCTCTACCAAAGAAGGGTTAAAAATGTATGGTCTGCATGAGGATATTCATTACGTTGTAGGAAAATGCGGTAAAAACTTTGGCTTTGAAATGCCTTTTCAGTCGCCTGATTCATGGCAGAATGTTATTCATTTTTTTAACGGTGCTATTGCCGTTTTCGTTTCTCTTGATAACCCCAACTCCGGCCGGGGTCTGAATGCATCCTGGGTAGTAGGTGATGAAGCTGCACTGTTGGATTATACACGGCTTTTTAATAACGTCCTTACCACTAACCGGGTAGTCAAGTCTGAATTTAAGTATGCCAAATCCCTCAATTCTACTATGTTTGTTTCATCGGTAGCGATGACAAAGAAAGGGGAATGGTTTACTAAGAGGGAACTTCTGAGTCAGAAAAAGCCTAAGAAATACAGGTTCATCAAGGCTAATGCTTTCGTTAATGCTCATAATCTGCGTAAGGGGTATATTGAGGATATGAGGACTGAAGCATTATCTCAGATCATCTTTGATGCTGAGATAATGAATATAAGACCGCGCGGGGTTCAGGATGGATTCTATCCACAGCTTAAGCTTAAGCATTATTACCAGTACCAAGATAATATTGATCTGCTAGGTGGTGTGGTGGAAGACTTCACGCCATCCAGTAAATATGATAAGGATTTGGTGCGCGGCGTACCGATAGATCTTAATCTGGATTTTGGTGGTAAGATCAACTGTGGTACCGTGTCGCAGTATCTGAAGTCCCTGCACCAGATCAACTTCATCAAAGAGTTCTATGCCAAGTCTATGGATGGTGAGAAGCTGGACGACTTGGTGCAAAAGTTTATTGATTACTACGAACCGCATAAAGCATCATGTAATGTCGTGAACCTGTATCATGACAGATCAGGCTATAAGGAAGAGGCGAACAGCAAGACCACATTGGCTGAAGACGTGGAGAATAAACTACGCGCTGCCGGCTGGAAGGTAATCAACCAAACCCCTAATACCAATAATCCGGGTCACATCATGAAATATCGACTCATTCAGAATATCTTATCTGAAACAGATCACAGCTTACCGATCGTGCGTATCAATCAGGACCGGTGCCCGAACCTGATCATCTCCATGGAGAATGCGGAAGTTACTCATAAAGATGGCTTCGAGAAGGACAAGAGCAGCGAGAAGTCCAAGACCTTACCGCAGGAGCATGCTACTCATTTCAGTGATACCTTCGACTACCGCCTGTACTGGGGCTTTGGTTCTGTTATCGACCCTGCCTACTCCCATACCTACGTCATTACCAACCTATAGCCTCTAACCCTTACCTGCCTACACCCCTAAACGCCCTATTTGGGCGTTTTTGCGTGCTGGGGCCGGCCGGCCCTGCTCCATATTTCGCTTTTCGGCAAACGGCAATTGTAGTTTGAACTAAGGCGGCCGTGGGGTTATTTTTCACGCGATGGGATTAAAACGACAGTTTGCATAGGCAAAAAACTGACAATCAAAAACATAACTTTTTTTACGTGGGATTAGTGGTATTTGTTTTTACAAAAAAGCGGTGTCCTTTTACAAAAAAAGTTATTAAAAGATCTTTGACCTGTGGAAAAAACAATGTTTTTAAGCGAAGTTTTGGAAAAAATGAAGGAAGCAAACTTCACTTTGGAAATGCGCACCTTCAACCGGTATAATAAGTCCGGTGGGAAAACGGTGATCTATCGGAACGTCGAACTTTTACGTCCGCCGAAAAAAAAAGGATTGGTCAGACTTTCCGATCCCACCCCTTTTAAAAATCCCAACCACTTTAAAAACAGGACCCGCAATGTGAAATTCGAGGACGGAGAAATTAAAACCATTCACATTATTTATATAATTCGATTTAACGGCTATTTAGTAGTATTATGAGTAAAAAAATCACAGATGGAATCTACGCTGTAGGCAGTAATCGCGTTGCCATGGTTTTTAGTAAAACAAAGGGAGATCCTACATTCGCTCAGGTCAAAGTCACAAAAAGTAATGGAGATTCCGATATCTGTAATTGGGGCGACGATAACCTTTATCCAGTTAATTTTGAAACCAAACTTAAGAAATCCGGAACGGCGGTCGGTGGGCTTGAAGTTTTAACGACTTCCCATTTCGGTACCGGCTTTTCTTTGTACCGGGAAACGGCTGTCGGTGAAGCGTCGGATTATGTCGCAATACCTTTCAGCACAGAACCGGTTATTTACCAGTTCTTTCGTAAAGTGAAGATCGATCTATTTTACAAAGCAATTATTGAGGATTATGAGAAATACCGCTGGGCAGTTACCGAATACCTTCTTTCTCCGAACGGTCAGGAAATTATTTCTATTAAACGCCATCCAACGGCCTGGTGCCGGTTTGAAGTTCCAAACGAAAGTACCGGGCTTATTGAAAATGTGATCATCAACAGCGATTGGTCCAGCAGGAAGAAAGAAAATGATGTAAAGCTTCCGCTCTTTAGCCAGATGTTTTCGGTGGAAGAAATTAAAGAATATTGTAAAGAAAAAAGAATTACAAACTTCTGCATCGCAAGTATTGATACTTTGAGTATTGAAAAAGTTTACCCGTCTGTAGGTTGGCATTCTTCATTCAAAAACGGATGGATGGATGTGGTGACGGCTATTCCCGAATTCAAAAAGTTCATGTTTGAAAACCAGCTGAATTTTAAATATCTTATCCATATTGCCGATGACTATTTCGTCCACCGGTACGGTTCGGAAGCTTGGAAAGATATGACGCCTGCAGAACAGGAGGCAAAGCGGGATGAGCTGGTGGACAGTATCGATAAAAAACTCGCCGGTAACGAATCGGCCGGCCGGTCTTTAATTTCTCCGTTTTTCCGGGATCGGAACTCCAACAGTGACGCACCGATTAAAGGGGTACAAATAGAAACCATCAAGCAGGACCAATCAAATGGTGATTTCTTGCTGGATGCTTCTGCAGGAAACTCGGAGATTCTTTTCCCGATGGGTGTAGATCCATGTTTGTTGGGGGCAGGAATCCCCGGGGGGAAGAACTTATCCGGATCCGGATCAGACAAACGCGAAGCCTATACCATTCTATGCTCCAGGTTACCCGCAAAGCACGCCGTTACCTTGGAAATCTTTTTAACGATCCGCGACTGGAATGGATGGGACCAGACTCTGATCGGCAAATTCCCAAACGTGCAGCTCACAACCCTGGATAAAAATCCGACCGGACAAAGCAACTTCGTAATGTAAAACGACAAAAAAAATAATTTCAGAGAAAATACATAAAAATGCAAAACTTAACAGATCAACAATACCGGGAATTTGTAGGCTTATCGAAAGATTTTAATTTCGACCGATTAAAGCCACATCAGGAAACGGCATTTCGTAGAAAGATTTTCCCATACATTTCCGATGAGATCCTCACGGAACTGCAGGCAAGTCCTCAGAAAAAAAGTACTGCGGATCTGATCTTAAAAGCGGGAGTCTGCTACACGGTTGTCACTGCTTTACCGTTTATAAAGGTAAAGGTTAGCAGTTTCGGACTTGATAAATATGCGGACGAAAAATTAAAGTCTGCCGATTGGTGGGATGTTCGCGATTTAGGTTTATCGCTGGTTAAAATCGCTGATGAAGCCTTGTCCGATGCGATCACTTTAATTTCAAAGGATGCGACATTGACAGCCCGTGTCGATTTCTTTAAGAACATATCATTTGCGCCGATCCCGACGCCGGAAGAATTTAACAATATCTATTCGATTAATAAATCGATGGATGTTTATATGAATCTGGTTCCGTTGATGCGAAGGACTTGGCAGCGCTCGATCCTGGAAAAAATAAAAAGCTGCACGATCGATCAGTTATCAGCGAATGCCGATCTTTCTTTTTTGTTAAAAGATGCAGTTGCTTATTATTCTTTGGCCCAGGCGCTGAAGCTTTCGCAATTCACCTTTATTACTTCCGGATTGGTGATCCAGTACGACGAACTGCCATGGCAGAAATCCCTTATTTTATCCGAAGACCAAAAATCAAAGCTTGCCTGTGAATTCGGGGATATCGCTTCGGATTCACTGGGAAGCATTATTAAGCACTTGAAGGATCATCCGGATGATTTCCCGTGTTATCAACCGGAAACTTCAATTCCGGTCCGAAAAATCATCGAAAAAAAGTCTGGCCTTTACTTATAGAATGTCCTTTAACAGCGGTTTTTACACCGCTATTTTTGTTTCAAATAAATACAGCATGTCATATATTTTTGAGACCGTTACCGGCTCGGTGGGCGCTCTTTCATTTAAATTTAACGGCCAGTTCGCTCTAAAAAATTACAATGTTGAGATTGTAAACGGAAATCGTCTTAAAGTAGTATCTACTGCGAATGAAGCATTTTCCTTACTTGAAGCTGATGTAAGCGAAGTAGAGATCAATGGTACGGTTTATTCAGATCCGGCGGCGGCTCAATTGGCTTTAACATCTTTAGTGTACAGCGATGCCGAACCTGTGGTTCTTACGAAGGAAAAGTATATGCATCTGGCAGCAGCGGTTCAGGCAGCAGATCGGGGTAAAATTAATCCGGCAACTCCTATGCCTTCCGGAGGTTGGCTGAAAGGCTGGTATAAACCGGAAATTAATTCTGATGCCCCGGGCACAAACTATCCTAATGCCGGAGACCTAAAGGCTGTAAAAGGCTTTATTAATCATTTTTATTTTGATGGTATTTCATGGAGTTCCGTTCCGGAAATTGCCGGAGCAGCTGCTCAAATATTTGATAAATCAGATAATGCTAATCCTTCTACCATGAAGGCGGCCGCTGGTCGTTATGATCCTGCCTTAAGTGTTCTTGATTTTTTTGTTAAGCCGACAGAAACAGTTTACAAAGAATATCACTGGGCTGATGCGGACCAGACCATCTATGGAGTAAGCCCACAAGCTGGTATACTACGCAAAGATAATAGTCTTTTTGTATACTCGGAAGCATATACGGAATTTAAAACTTACATAGACGTGCCTGTAAATGGCAATGAAATTTTAGATATAAAAATTGTTAGGTTGGGAGGAAGCCCTGCCGGAGTATACTGTAATTTACTGGGGAAGAAATCAAATGGGCAAATAGATGTTTTATTAACTCCGATGACTAATCCGTCTAGTATGCTTCTGGATAGTGCTACATTAGATATTACGCAATATGAGAGCTTATCTTTCACAATTGTTAATTTTATCGCCACCAACGCTGGACTTAATACCAATTTAAAATTCATAAAAAAAGACGGACCAGTAGAGGAAGATGCTGTCTTGAAAAAAATAAATTCCTTTAATATTTCAGCACTGTATTACGGACTAATCGATGTTAAGACTGAGGGCGCAAAAGGCGACGGAGTCACCAATGACACAAATGCTATTCAATCTTGCGTTAATAAGTGTATACAACAAGGCGGTGGAACATTACTTTTCCACCAAGGCACTTATCTGGTTTCAAAAATTAATATACCTAATGTTACGGATTGGTATTCAATTGGTTTTGAGGGTATTTTCAATCCTGCACAAAGATATGGAACGATTGCAATTCCCGGTTTGTACGATCCTGATGTGACAAAACCAAATGGAACTGTCATCAAAGGAATTGATAATACTGTAGAAGCGATTATATATGTAGAGAATGGAAATAGCTACGGAGATTTTAATTTAACACATCTTTGTGTTAAAAATTTAACAATTAGAACTCCAACGGAAAATCCTAACATTCACGGTATAAACGCTGAAAATGCTGCACAGTTAGAATGTGAGCATGTCATTATAGATACGGGGGTGTACAACGTTCATTGTATCGAGCCGACGAACATTAAATCCGGATTAATTACGCCCCGAAATTCCAATTGCGCAAAAACGCTATTGTATGACCTTTGTATATCTGGTTTTTATAACGGAATTCTCGTAGGTGAGCATACCAATGGAAATGAGATAAAGGTTTCAAGCTGCGTTAACGGATTAACCTTTGTTTACGCGGATCACTCTTCTTTATTTACCAGAGTATGTTTACAGAGAAACACAAATCAGGTTTATATTGCCGGTCAACACGTTTTTGTAATACACGAATTGAACATGGAGTATGCAGGTTCTGGACAAACTAATCCAACAAATGCTTGGCAGTCCACACAATATGAAGTAAAAGATCCTAATAACTGGGGAACCGGCAATATTACCTACGCAAATGTCAAAGGCAACGTAGGGAAAGTTTCGACTTGTAGGATTCAAGGAGGAAACGGGATAATCATAAAGAGAGTAGGAAGTGATACGAAATTAACATCTCCAGGAATACCTGATTAAAATATTACAAATAAAATGTTAAAACAATTTTTGATAAAAAATCTTCTTACCATCCATTCCGGCGGGGTGGTGGGTAAGGTATGGAGTTCCGTCCAATTGGCTGCGGTTCCGGCGGTAGGAGTCGGAATTTCAGAAAAGATTACAGGGTGGTATCTTGAGAGAGAAACATATATTATAATTCTTGCTTTCGCTCTAATAGCCGATTTAATTTTAGGTGTATGGAAGCATTTGGAAAATCACAGCTTTTCTTTTGAAAAAATGCTATTGGGCTTTACGAAAAAGCTGGCGTTTTCTATTGTTTTTTATTTTTTCTCAGAAGCATTTTTACAGATTCTTCGTGACGCTAAATATGATTTACCTGCAGTAACAGGGTTCCTGAGGTTTTTATTATTTGCCTGGCCTGGAGGAAATGTAATGGTTAATATGGGGATTTTGACAGGTGGAAAATTTCCACCATTATTTATTCTCAATAGAATATCAAAGTTCAATAAAACCGGAAATATAAACGATTTAAAAATAAAAGATGAAACAAATACTGATACTACTGATCCTGTTTAGTTTGGCCGCCTGCCGGACGAAACAAAAGGCCGTAATGATGAGCAAAGAGACCCGCACGGAGACAGCCCGGGTAAAACTTGATTCTTTGAAAGAAACTGCTGTAAAGCAGGAGGTGAAAAAAGTGATCGATAATATTACCCAGGAAAAGAAAGACGAGTTCTCCGGGGATATTACCATCAAAGGAAAATCCGATTCCTTAAATCCTTTGGAGTTCCACAATGTCGTTAACGGCGACACCCTGCAGTCGATCTCCATCCGGGGGAATGCTGACTACGTAATCCAGAACCGGTTCCAGAAGTCGGATAATAACAAAATCGAATCAGTAAAAGAAGAAAAGCTGGACGTTATCCAGAAGGCCGCCCGGGACCTGGTTTCAAAGGAGACGATAGATGATGTTGCGGCAACAGTGGAGAATAAAACCCGGCAGATTACCTCCCGGGGATTCCAGGCCGGCGCGTGGATCATCTGGGGCGTGATTGGAATTGTCCTGGTGATCGCCGGATATCTTTACTTTTATTTTAAACGAAAATAACAACATAATGAAAAGTTCAGCACAATATCAAAATAAATACGGGGCGCCAAATGCGACCGGCGCCGGATACCTGGTAACAATTGATTTGCCTTATCCTATGCGGCTTGCGTGGGACCATGATACGACCGTTAAAAAAATGAGCTGTCACAAAGCTATGGCGGAAGCTTTAAAGCAGGTTTTTAAGGACATCCTGAATCATTACGGCCTGGAAAAAATTCAGGAATTAGGAATCGACCTTTTCGGCGGCTGCTTTGCCTTCCGTAAGATGCGCGGGGGATCATCCCTTTCCGTTCATGCCTGGGGCCTGGCAATTGATCTTGACCCGGACCGGAATAAGTTAAAGGAGACGAGAAAGACGGCTCGATTTGCACGAGGTGAATATCTACCAATGATCGAAATTTTTTATAAGCACGGATTTATCAGTCTTGGAGTGGAAAAGGATTACGACTGGATGCATTTCCAGTGGGACAAATTTTAACGGAATAATCTTTGCTCTCACACAAGCAATCAAATCTTTACGCAAAAAATATCCCCGCCTTTTTTAGGTGGGGATATTTTGTTATTTTAAATATTTCTCAGTTTCTTTGTCGAAATACTCTAATACAGTCTCAACAAATGATTTTATATCATCATCTTTAAAATAGTCTTTGACTGTCGGATTTTGGTAATGAATTGTTAAATTTCCAAATATTTTGGCTGCATCCATCTCTAATCCGTCACGAATAATTTTCTTTAAAGAATTTAGACGTTCACCAGAAACGCCATGATCATAATTGATCTTTACTCTCTCTACGCTTTTGTAAGCCTCAATCATAGCGTCGCCATTAAAAGCTTGAAATACATTAAAAATTGATTTTTCCATGATAATTAATTTTCCGCCAATATACAAATAAAACCAATTCTCAAATTACGTAAAGCCGCCAATTAAGATTAGAATATTTTTATGCCTTGAATCGCCCTTGCAGAGAGTATATTTCAATTTTGTTACAATTTTGAACGAAAATAATTTTACTGACGATTAAAATTGTAACAACTTTGGAGGATGCAAAAATTAGATATATATAAATTGGAGAGCCTGCGGCCTATTGTTTTGGCGCCTGTTCGGGAAAAACTCCTGGCAGGCGGGTATACAGCATTCCCCAGCGCGGCCCTTGACTTCCCGGATGACGGAATTGATTTCCTTAGACTACTGGTGAAAGATCCGGTTACGACTTTCCCCGGCAGAATTTCGGGTGAATCACTGAAAGACATCGGCATTTTAACAGACGATTGGTGCCTTATTCAAAAAGGCATTGAGGCCAGACCTAACGATTTGGTAGCAGCTATCATTGAAGATCAGTTTTTCATTAAGCGGTTCCGCCCGAAGTACCACGAAAATAATGTACTTCGGGAACTGAAGTTGCAATCGGCGAATCCGGAATATTCAGATTTTGACATCACGGAGCAAACGGAATTCATGTTGTGGGGCGTGGTCACCTGGACATTCCGTAACTGGCGGAAATTATGATCGCCCTCATTGACGGCAATAATTTCTACGCCTCCTGCGAGAGGATCTTCCGTCCGGATTGGCGGGATCGGCCTCTTATTGTATTGTCGAATAACGACGGGTGTGCAATAGCCCGAAGCAACGAGGCGAAAGCCCTCGGGATCAAGATGGGTGAGCCATATTTTAAGGTGAAAGAGTTTGAGAAGTCGCACGGCCTGATCGTGCGTTCAGCGAACTTTATACTTTATGGTGACATCAGCAACCGCGTCGTGCAGATCGTGCGCCGGTACTGCAACGATATTGAAGTCTATTCTATTGATGAATCCTTTATTTTTCTGGATGGGTATTCTGAACCGCTCAAACGTATGCGTGAACTGAGGGAGAAAGTCTTCCGGGGATTGGATCTTCCAACCAGCGTCGGAATCGCCAATACTAAAACTCTGGCAAAAGTGGCTAATAAAATTGCGAAGAAATACCCTGACCGGACCGGTTCTGTTTACTGCATCGATACACCCGCAAAGATCACCGCTGCTTTGAAGTGGTTTCCTATTGAAGATGTCTGGGGCATCGGGCGTCGGTACTATGACCGGTTCCAGAAGTACGGTGTCCAAACTGCCTGGGACTTCACGCAGCTGCCGGATGATTTCCTACGGGACGAGATGGGAATTTACGGTGTGAGAATGAAAAAGGAGCTGTTGGGCGACCGGCAATACGAGATGACTATTTCCGAGCCGAAAAAGAACATTGCGACTACACGTACCTTTGACAAGCCACGTGATGAATACGACTATATCTGGGAACGGGTTTCGACTTATGCTTCAGAATGCGCGCGGAAATTACGCGAACAGGGCAGCTGCTGCCGGCACGTTCAGGTTTTCGTTACGACTGATAAATACCGGCTTACAGATGCTCAGTATGCAAACGCTTTTACCATCACCCTTCCGAATCCATCGAATTCAAGTATAGAACTTTCAGAATATGCTAAAAAGGCGCTGGACCGTATATTCATCCAAGGTTTTCGATACCGGAAAGCCGGTGTGATTGTAGGGAGTTTCGTTCCGGAAAACGAACGCCTGGTAAGCATGTTCGATGAAGACTTCCACGAAAAGCATGCACCGCTTATGGTGGCTATGGACCGTATCAACAATAAACTGGGTATCCATAAAATTAAACTGGCCTCCATGGATATTCAGAAAACATGGAAGATGGATCAGAAGCACCTATCGCCGAAGTATTCAACCTCTTTTCACGAATCTATAATTTTGAAGGCTTAAAAACTACTTTTCATAATCCCTTCCCACGAGATATCCAAGCATAAAAAAATCGATAGCTTCGATCAGCGTTCCGTTTTTTTTCGAAAAAATAATTTCTGAACTGTATGGTCCCCGGTTTATCCTGATATCGTATACTTCACGGATGCCTATACCCAATACGCAGGTTTTTAAGGCTGCGATAATATTGAGGATTAAATCATTCTGATGTGCTATTTTTAATTCTTTCATAGTCAAATTTAAAACTGAATTTTTAATTGATAAGGTGGGTTCCCGTAATGTCCTTTTACCCCCTATCCTATCTGCGGATCTTTACAAAAAAATACGGTATGAACATCACGGTCGCAAAATCCTGGCAGGAACTTAATGAATGGCAGCTGCAGGAAATTATCGACGTTTATCTAAATCATCCGGAAGAGCAGTGGGAAAAGGCTTTTGAAAAGATGATCCTGATCCTATTCCAGAAGAAAAACGGATTTTGGACGCGGATGAAACTCCGGAAGCTGATTAAGCAGGTGCCGGTTTCCACCCTTGCCGAATTCGGGGAATTCCTTCTGGAACCACCGAAGCTTCACCAGTTCCCGGAAATCGAAGGCGTCATCAAGCCGGCCGACAGGCTCGGGGATCTTTCGATCAAACAGTTTTCCTTCATGGATCAGTTCTTTCATGCCTGGACGGATTCCAAATCCGATAAATACCTGAGGGCGTTGTGTGCTGCCATCTACCGGGTTGGCGATTTTGATAATCTGAAGCTTCCTGATGTGGCAAAATATACCGATAAACTCACAAAAAAAGAACGCCAGGTCATCGGTTTTATTTACATGTCATGCTATCATCACCTGGCTGATCAGTTCCCTGTGGTGTTTCCGAAGCCGGTAAAAAAGGAAGGCGAAGAAAAAGCCCAGAAACCGGCCAAAAAACCTGCTTTTAAGCCATTCTCGGAAATTATACTGAATATCGTCATGCACGAAGAAACCCAGCCCCTGGGTAACCTGCATGAAAGCAATAAGACACGCATCTATGAATTCATGAATGTGTTTACAAGAATAATCCTAAAAAACCAAAAACTCGAACAGGAATATGCAAAGAGAAAATAACTCCTATTTAAAAATGAAAGATTACTTCGAGGATCTCGTAAGTAAATCCAATCTGGTAAACTCTTTTGCCGGGTATTTCCGGCGGGAACTGCTCAATAAAAAAGACCGGGATGATTTTTCAAGCCCGTACCTGGCGCTCTTCGATTACGAACTCGGCTTCACCGGGCCGGAACAGAATACCATCAGCACTCGGAAGATCGGCTTTGCTGTAATTTATCAGAATGTTCCGGAAGACGATCTGGAGATGCAGTACCAGCGTATTGACGATGCCGAATGGGTTATCCTGCAGTTTATGGCCCGGATGAAGATCGATGCGGCGGATGAAAAGCACTTCCTATACCGTGCTTTTAAAAAAGAAGGCGCCATCATTACCCCGGTAGAACTGGAAGACGGAGGCTTCGGCGCCGAAGTAACCATTGAGTTTCACAATAACCAAAGCCTGAAAGCCCTGCAGAATGCCTGGACCGATGATTTTCTAAAGTGTTAAATTCTTTTCATATATTATTTTTTCCCAACCCCGTAAGGTTGGGTTTTGTTTTTCTTTACGACGTACTAATGCTATGCATCACATATAAACAATTCTAAATAACGTATAAATTATTTGTACGTATAAAATTTTTGGATTAATTTAGCAGTATCAAAATAACAAAAAAGTTTAACAATTAAAATTTAACAAATGGAAACAATCGCAAGAGATTACTGGAACAATCAAGATGTAAACGTAGAAATAACAAGGATTCATCACATGATGGCTGGATATGGACACAAAGATGTGTTTTTCGAATTGAAGTTTAATGAATCAAAAAAAACATTTAAAACAACTTCTACCGATATGGAATTTTTTGATAATTTAGATGAAGATAATTATTCAGAATGGGAACTATTATACTTTGATAAATTTTATGATGAAATTTCAGATAACGTAGATGAATGGGTTTCCGATATTGCGGAATCAGAAGTTGAAGAATAAAATAAAGCCCTCAAAAGAGGGCCTTTTTGTCAAAATAACTTTAGCGTTTAACAACTAAAATCTCTGCAAAGATATGAAAGAAATTGTATTGCCACAATTCTTAATTGCCGAAGATCCTGCCGGTCCTGCTGATCGGGAGATCTTTATCTATTCCCCGCACTACCTGTCGCTGGTGGTTGTGATCCCTGAAAATGATATGACATTTCTTCCAAATCCGGAAAACATTTCCAAAAAACGGAAGACTTATACATACAAAGATGAATCCTTCGAACTTATTATTGTACAAAACAATGTATTGAATACCGGCGGTGCTTTATCTACGGAAATATCGGAGGGTGAATTTTTAGATCTCGCCTGGAAGTACTGGGAAAATTACTTGGTATGGGAAGACAATAATATCGATGAATCTGAATCTTCTAAATTGAATTAATATGACCCCACAGGAAAAATGCCTATTCATCATCAAAGAACTAGAGCTATCGGCCAGGCAGGTCGCTGAAGCAATAGGAATTAAAGGGATTTCCGCGTCCAAAAAAATGAAAAATGAAAATTATAACATCTTCAGTGAAGATGATTTCATCAAGCTAAAAGAATTCTATGTGAAAAAACTTGAAATAATCAAAAAAACCGTATAAATTATTTGTACGGTAATAAAAGTTGTCGTATCTTAGCATTGTCAAAATAACAGTTTAACAATTAAAATTTTTACAATGAAAAAAACAGACGAAAATGTACTGAGCTACATGAGAAACGACGCTTACTACGCGTACCTGGAACTATGCAACGCCACATGCAAAGTTCCTGAAAAACTGGTTTACGAAGCCATCCGGGAAGAGGCCATCGGCGAAAACCTGGACCGGATAACAAGCATCATCGAAAGTCAGCACGGTGAGTATGAAAGGGAAATGGATAAACTTAAAATTCCGCAACCGCCGCTCACCTTCCTACAGAAACTTAAAAAATTCTTCAACTAATCTCAACCCCCCGCCCAACCGCGGGGGTTTTTATTTTACGGCTTCCCGTATTTTCGCGCCTTCCTTTTTGGTATATTTGGGGAAATTATTAATCATGAAAAAACTATTTTTTATTACAGGCATTTTACAATCACTTTTTTTTAACGCTCAGGATAGCAAGGATGAAACGGCTAAATTATCTGAATTAGTACATATAGCAACGGGTGACGCAAATAAACGGGATTCCGTAATAATCGAATTAAATAAATTAGTTAATAATACCCAAAATCCCGAAATTAGCAAAGTTGGTAAAGAGTCGTTAAATTTATTTAAAGAATTACAATCTATATCAAAAGATGTAACACCATCTAAATATTTGTCTGAATTAAATTCTGATGATCTAAGGAATTTTAAAATAAATAAAGATAAGTTCAAAGAGTCAGCATTTATTCATCATAAAAAAGAAGGAGATCTATTTTACCCTTATTTATCTCTCAAAGATGGTAATATTTATATGAGATTGGTAGCAGATTATAGCGGTAAAGACTGGATTTTTTTCGATAATTTAATATTTATTGCAGATGGAAATAAATATGAAATAAATTTTCCGAATACGGACAGGACGATTGGATCTGGTTATGTTTATGAACGAGGCGATACATTTGTTTCTAAAGATATTCTTGAAATACTGAGGAAAATATCCGTTGCTGGAGTTGCTGAAGTGAGGTTCTCGGGTAAAAGTGTGTATGATAGAAAATTATCTCGCAATCAAATTAATGTATTGTATGAAATTATAGCTTTATATGATAAACTGAAAAAATAAGTATCCAATTAACCATTTATAAACCATTCCCGGTGTCCTTTCCTGCAGGCACCGGGAATTTTATTTTTGATCAAAAAAGAAAAATGATCGATTATAGAGAAGAAATGGCCGTTTTGTTTTCCCGGTATTACACTCCGGAAGGCGAAGAATACCAGAAAAAGCAGATGACGACTACTGATATCGATTTCCTCTTCCGGGGAGTACTGCCCAGCCTGCCCGTGTCTGAGCATGATGTTTATGAATTTATGAAGTCGGAAGGTTACTACCAGGAAAAAGTGACGCTTTACGAAGAAAAGATCATTGTGGAAGCAGATCCGAAGCGCGGGATCCAGGAAAAAATAGATCTGGTACCGGCAGGCGAAGTATTTAAGTGGGTGGTTTTCGAAAAAGATTAAGGATATGGCTACATTCAACGATAAAAACATAGGAACCCAGGCGGCCGGCCGTCTTTCCGCAGCCCTTCGCGGCAAAACCCGCAGCTTCACCACCCACTACAACGGCGGTACAGAGAAACTGATCAGCAGCAAAGCCATAGCGCGTTTTAAAAGTTATGGTCTAACCCGAAACGGGACCAAAAGTATATATCTCCGGGCAATCTCTATCCGGATGCCAAAGCATGGATACGTACGCCATTATGGGGTAGATATTAACCGGAATGCAGGAAGCCGGACACGATCCCGTCCGAAAAATAAAACATACCACTTCAAAAACCACATGATGAAGCAGCCGGCACGGCCTTTCCTGGATGAAGTGATTCAACGGTCCCGTGTGATAGAATTCGTTTCCGAGAAAATTGCGGAACAGCGCGGTGCGGAAATCGCGCAAAACCTTGCTATTTCCATCAGTAATTTCCAGTAAAAAGTCTGTCCTTTTTTAACCATTACTTCTGGACCATTTTTGAAAATAATTTCAGAATATGGCAGGAAGAAACGTTAATAGCAACGTTGTTATTAGGATCAACGATCGTGAGATCACAAATACTTTCCGGGGAATAGGCGCTGAAGTAAGTCGGCTCCAGCGGGAACTACGTGGGATGACCGTCGGCAGTGAAGAATATATCAGGACCTCGCAGCAGCTACGTACCGTCCGGGCGAGATTCAGCGAGATTCGGGACGAGATCAACGGAACCCAGCGCGATACCGAAGGCTTGCTGAATATCTTCAAGGGAAATGTCGCTGCCCAATTCTTCGAAAATGCAACGTCCAAAGCTATGGAGTGGGGGCAGCAATTGAAAGAACGTGTAGTTGAACTGGCAAACATCAAGTCGACCTTATCCACAATGGATTCAGGATTGAAGGGCGATGATCTTAATAAAGCTACCGCTTCCGTACAGGCAATTGCCGATACCTATAATAAACCCGTGGAAGAAATCGAAGGAGCTTTGAAGGGGATGAATACTTTGACCGGTGATACCCAGAAATCCTTAAAACTTATTGTAGACGGCTTTGATGCCGGAGCCGATGCTTCCGGAGAAATGCTTACCCAGATGAAGGAATATCCTACCATGATGAAGGATGCAAATGTATCGGCTGAACAGATGATCGCCATCATGTCACAATCGGAAAAAATGGGAGTATACGATGATAAGGGGATCGATGCCATAAAAGAGGGGATGCTTAAAATCCGTGAGGGAACCAAATCTACTAAAGATGCCATGAAAGCTTTAGGGCTGGATGTAGATGGAATTTACAAACAGGTAGCTTCCGGAGCTATCAATTATTTCGACGTCCTTCAGATGGTTTCCGGAAAAATTTCGGAAATGGGAGCCAACAGCCGTTTGACCGGCACCGCAATTGCCGACGTTTTCGGTGGCCCGGGTGAAGATGCCGGCTACGCTTATCTTTCACAGCTGAAAGACATTAATACCAATCTTGATACCTTAACGACGAGTACCAGCGAAGCGGCTATCGCTAAAAAAGCAGAATTTGAAGCAAATGAAAAGCTGAACAATATTTGGGTAAACCTTACCGGTACCGCGACGAGTCTGAGTCTTGGATATGCCAAACTTAAATCTGCTTTTGCTGATTTTCTATCTATCGTTTTCAATCTTAAAAATGAAGATCCATCAGAAGAATACCTTCAGATGGCTAAAACAATACGCCATCTGAAGGAAACTATCCAGGCAGTGATTGCGGTTCTGGCAAGTTACCGGATCGGCCTTGCGTTGACGGCTTTATTTACAAAAGGAGCCTGGCAGCAGACTTTAATTTATAATGCCATTCAGAAAGCAAAAGTGATCGGAGAGAATATCGCCCGTGGTTCTACCCTTTTGTATGCCGCCGCAAAAGCTATTCTTACAGGGAATATTACCCGTGCAACAATTGCCTTGCGGATGTTCAATACCGTTACCAAACTGAATCCATTAGGCCTTTTGCTTTCTATTCTTACGGCTGCAGTAGCGGCCTTTGTGATATTCCGGAACCGGGTGAAGGAAGCCCGGCAGGAAATCGCAGTACTCAATCGGGAACAAAGGCTGGCTATGGAACAGCAAAAAGGTATGAATAAGCAGGTTTTGAACGATGTGGAGGAAATGCGCAAAAAAGTAGATCCTTTGGTTAAAATCCTGAATGATCAGAACAAAACTTTGCAGCAACGAAAAAACGCGTATGAACAGTTGGTAAAAATAGCCCCGGAATTCCGGGGTACGGTTGATAAGGAATACTATGCAACCTTAAAACTTGGTGATGCTTACGGCCGTCTTATTGATCGCATTACAAATCTGGCGAAGAAAAGAGCATTGGAATCGCTTACGGCTGAAAAACAATCTGCTTTAATTCGCGAAGAAACGCTTGTAGATACACTTAGTGCCGAAAAAGAGGAAAATCTCTATAAAATGACTGGTATACTTCCCGGTGGAAAGAGTTGGGCTGTAGATAAGGATGTAAAAAAACTGGATCAGGCAGAGCAAAACGTTTTATCTAATCGTAATAAGGCGATTGAAATACAGATTGCTGCTTCCCGTAAAAAAATGGAAGTTCTAAATAAAGATATTGATGATACCAACCGTACAATAAAGAGCAGATACGCAGATGTTTTTGATGAAAAAAAGAATGAAAAGTCTGTCGATCGGGATATGGATGCAGAGGCAGCAGCAGAAAAAGATCGTCTCAAAAAAATAAAAGATGCAGAATCTGCCCGGAAAAAACTGGAAAATAAAAATAAAACAGATCTGAAAGACGCTGAAAAGATGGCGGTTGAAAGCAATAACCGGCTTTTGGAAATTGAGGCTCAATTTGCTGCTGATAAAGCGAATATTGAAGATGCTACGCTTAAACAGGAAACTGAAGCGGAAAACGCCAAGAGATCCCAGGAGTTAAATAAACAGAGGGAATATCAGGATCAAATGATCAGGAACATCCAGGATCTTCAGAAAAAAATTGCCGAAACCAAATCTCCGGAGGCTAAAAAAAAATATGAAAATGCCTTAAAGGATGAATACGCAGCGTTACAAAAGCATGATCTAGTTGTTCTAAATTCTGAAGAAGCCCATCAAAAAAGGCTTTTGACTCTCCAATATAAATGGCAGTCTAAAAAGGTTGAAGAATTTATCAAAGGGCAGGAAACAATACTTGCCGAAAAACTCCGGAAGGATGAAGAGGATATCCAGGGAGAAAATTCTCTTGAAAAAATTAAAGAAACCCTTCGGAAAAATGCTTTTTTAAAGCTTACCAAAGATGAGCTTAATCAGATTGATACCCTTGAAAAAGGTAAAGCTGCTTTACGCGAACTCGCTAATAGGAAAGCACTGGCTGAACAACTTGTTTTCCTTGAAGATCAGCGAAAACAGTTAGATGAAGCGATCTCTAAGATGTCTGATAGTCCCGAGAGAAAAAAGCTTAAAGAAGATCTTGATAAATTAAAAGATGCAATATCAAAGATAAAGGGCGAAATATTAACGGGTCAAGAGTCTGACAAGGGTAAAGCCAAAGATGCGGAAAATAAATCCAAAGAATCCCTTGATATTCTCGGCTTCTCAGCAAAAGATTGGCTGGACACCTTTGATAATTTAAAAACCCTTGAAGACGGTCTGAAAGCTGCCGGAATGGTTTTCCAGGCGTTAGGCAACGCAGCCAATATGTTCGGTGAACTGCAGCGGGCTTTAGGCGAAAAAGAGCTGAAAAATTATCGTAGGGTTCAGGACCGCAAAAAAGAAGAACTGGATAAAAACCTGGCATTAGGACTAATCTCCCAGGAAAATTACAAAAAACAAACTGAACTTTTAGATGCCGAACTAGCTAACAAGCAGGCAGAAATCGAATACAAACAGGCCAAAGCGGATAAAGCATCAAAATTGTTTTCTGCTATCGGTGCCACCGCGGTAGGAGTAGCCAGCGCTTTAAGCGTGGCTCCGCCTCTGGGTATTGCTTTAGCTGCTATTGTAGGGGCCTTGGGTGCTGTACAGATCGCCACGATCGCCGCACAGCCATTGCCGGAGATGCCAAGCTATGCGAGAGGAGGGTACTTCGAAGGATTCACCGGGGATAGCACCCATCCGGCAGATGAAACCGGCGAGCGCCCATTTGCCAACGTCCGCCTTCACCGTAAAGAGTGGGTGGCCCCCCGATGGATGACAGAGCATCCACGTATTTCTCCAATCATCAATAACCTGGAATTTATGCGCGCCAATAAGATGACCAAAATGGCTGAAGGCGGCTTCCCGGAAGCTAATGCGTCAGGGTCTGTCGCTTCAAATTCCACCGGTACCGTAGAATCTACAGGTACGCTGATGATCCTGGTGACGCGCCTGCTTAATCTTTTCCAAAAAATAGATGATGAAGGCGGCATTGAAGCATATATCGCCGAAAATCCGAAAAATGAAAAGAAAATGCGGGAAATGGTCCGCAATCGTGAAAAATTAGTCAACAAACAAAAAAGATAATATGCCGCCAAACAGCAACTACTTCAACATGACACCCCTAAGCCAGAACATCACCTGGACGCGGAATACGCCTTTCCCCAACCTACAGGATATCGCCTTGGGATCCGATGCATTGGAATACGGTTTTAATTTTGAAAACACATCCGTCGACTGGCTTTCTTTGAAAGATCATGTATACGACCCTTCGGACATCAATTTCGTTAATCTGGATAACGGAAAAGTTACCCCGGAACTGAATAACCTGAATTTGCTGACTGGAAATACGTATTCGGGGAAGATTATTTTTAATAAAATAAATTACAGCCGCATTCATACGGTAAATCTTACAATATTGGGAACTTATTCGCCTATAAAAACGGATAAGGACTATTATTCAGTGATCTACAACCGGGAAACCAATACGGTTTCCGGAGAAACCTTGGTGAATATTTTGGAAAATACCAATAACGAAACCATTTCCTTCGAAACGATAGGTTCAAGTCTTTTCCTAGAAAAAACGGGGGTTAACTCTTTTACTCTGGAAGAGGATCCGGCGTTTCCTTTTTCCAATAATCAGACGCTTCCGGTTACCGGTACACGCCTGGTAGGTTGTGTATTGAAAAACGCCTCGGGAAATGTGTTGTACAGTTTCACAATAGCCGTGACCGTTATCAACACAAACGATATCACCACAGATCAGCCGTCTGTTCAGTTCACCACTTTCAAACACTTATCCGAATCGAAATCGGCAGTATTGAAAATCATCAATCCTGCCGGGCAGAACTTTAGCGTTACTGCGCCATCTTTCGTAACGGCAAGTCCGTTATCCGGGAGTTCCTCCGTAGATCTTATCATTGAAACAGATAATTCTGCGGACCTGGACGCGCAGGTTTACGCCGGGAATATTGAGATTACGTACAATTCTAAAGTTTTGAAAGTACCGGTAACCGTTACCAACGTAGATTTTATCACCTTCCCGATCGGAGATTATAATTTCTGCCTGGATAATTTCGTCCTTAATGTCCACCGGATTGACGATACTGCCCGGTTGGTCCGTATCAGCATGGAAATCGAAATCACAACGCCTTCGGGAAGCTCTACCGTCAATTCATCTTACCAGATCGCATATTATAACGACCGGGCATCCACCGATATCGGGCGGAAGATTCACAACTATTTCCCGGTATTCGCTGAACCGATCTTCGACAATCCCGGAATTGAGTTCAATAACGTTTTTATCTGCCGGCCGGCCATCGTAAAAGTGATTATTGAGGAACTGGATGCGAACTACCATGTCGTTTATTCCAAAACGTACAGCAACATCAAACTTTTCCCCGGTAAAAAGCCTAAGATGTTCCCGGTATTTACCAATTCTGCCGTAAAGCGGATTTATGCGAATTCAGCACATCTATTCACCTATCTTACCGATCTTGTGCAGCCGTCAGATATCACCGGCCAACCGGTGAGCAGCAACCCTTTTCTTCCCGGGGAGATAAATTCCGTCTTTTTCGAAGATTCTGACGAGCTGATCACGTTCGGGGATTATAAAAAAGTACTTGACATCGATTTTATCCGAATCCCGAAAGGTGATAACCAGATCTTTTACCAATATGTGAACGAAAACCTGGTTCCGGAACTCTTTGTCTTTAACGGGGATTATTCGATTGAGGAAAATTTTGAACACAACTATGACGACGACGAAAATATCGCCAGAAAGTATGGCTGTAAAGTGGTCGCAAAAATGACGCTCAATACTGGTTTTGTTTTTAAAGAAGAAGCTGCTGCACTGTCAGAGCTCAACCGCCGGAATCTCGGCTTTATAAAAATCGGTGAAGATATTTTCCGGGTTTTCCCGGTAACTTCCAAATTCCGGAGAATAGATTCCAAAGAAAATGTAAATAATTATGAACTTGAATTTTTAATCGTAGAATATGGAAACTAAATTTATATCAGAATTCGGCGTAGAAGATTTGTCGGATATCGCCATCAGCGTCGAGGAAAGCAACTCCAAAGTATCAGATTCGATGTTCACGAAATTTACATTACCTTTTGATCATTATGCTGATGCGCTATTTCTTGCTATGTATGGAGATTTCGTCAGCTATGAAGCTAACAATCTTAAGAATAAGATCGTCGGCAAACTGCAGTTCGAAAATCGTCTCCATGATGCCGAACGGTTCATCCAGTCCGGCCAGGGCTTCAATATCACCAACCAGATCGATTTCGGTTTTGAAGAGCTGCCGAACTTTGGGAAAAAACTCTCAGAGCTTCCGCTGGAGAAATTCGACGTTCCGGATATCCACGTTTACGCAAAGCAGATTTGTGAAAAAAAATGGCCGGAAACCAATTTTAATTTCCCGCGGGTGTACTCGAAGAAATATTCTCCAGATCAGCAAATCTGGAGCGCTTTCGATGGCTATTACAATGATCTGAAGACTGACGGTTCGGAAATGAAGAAAAACTATGTAGACAGTACCGGGAATATTTTTAACATCAATATCATCCATCCGTTGGTGCATCCGATCTATGTTCTGCAGAAAGGGTTCAAGGATGCCGGGCTGGAACTTCAGGGCGATATCCTTACCGATCCGGTTTTGCAGAAGAAATGGATGTTTTCCGGAACTGAATACTTTAGCAAAATAAACCAGTATTCCAACGAAGTGAAGGTGAGTTCCCAGGATTCCGTAGACCAATACTGGGAATCTAATCCTGTGGCCGGATCTTATCCAGTTTATGTCTTCGAGAAATCGGAAACATTAAATTTTCAGGATCAGGTCTTCATCAGCGTAACATTTAAAGTAAAAGTCGTCAAGAACCGTCCATATCGGTTTAAAGTGAAAGTGAACGGAAACGATATCTACTCCGTTGAAGATTACGTTTATGAAAATACCGAGATTATAAAAACTTTCCAGACCGCAATCCAGGTGAATAATGCCACAATTACATTCCGGGTAGAGTCCGGAATGTACGATCTGAATTTTCCATGGGACGTTATGGTGTATGAATTGAAATCTAATTCAATTATCAACGCTGAGAGTGAGGCCCAGGATTTTGATAATTCTCTGGTAAAAAACGGCAATACAATCAACTTAAAAAAAGCGGTCCCGGATCTTACTTTCGGCGATTTATTTAAGATCATTAAAAACTGGCTGAATTACGACCTGGATATCGTGGATAATGTTGCACTGATGAATAAGATTAATAACGAAGAAATCAAAGAAATTAAAGATTTTACCGATTACGAAGTGCTGCTTCCGAAACGCGATTTCCTGAACCAAAAATCCTGGCTATTAAAATTTGACGATCTGGATGGTGATCAGAAAAAAGATAATCTATATTTCGACTACCAAGGCGTTAAGATCAACGGCGAAGAAAACGACGAAACCAACGTTATTACGATTAACGGATATGTAATGCCGGTGAAGCTTCCGAAGGAAAACGGTTATAATACCGCCTTTGTAATGAAAGACAGTGCCACGACTTTGGCACTGGTAGATTACGATGGCCTCAAAAACGGGCAAAATAACGCTAATTCTGCTTCAGACTGTGATTTCCCCGCTTTATTTGATACGCACTGGAAAAATTGGCTTAAAATGCGCCTGAGCGGTCAGGAGTTCAAATGGACAGCCATGGTTAATATCGAAAGGTTTGCACAATATAAGATCAAAGATTTTATATACTGCTACAACAACGTTCACATCATTAAAAACTGGAGCAAAGAAAAAATAAGCACGGATAGCTACCGTGTTGAATTTACTACGGAAACGATCAGTTAGGCGATATCGGTAAATTCCGAATCCGCCGGGAACTGTTTTTCCTGAACAATCACTGCGTCGATAATTTTCCTGTGAACTTCATCTTTGATTTTCTCAGGAAATTTACCTTCGTAGATCGAAAGCGTATCTCCTTGCGCATGTCCTACCAGTTCTTTGATGATATCGCGGTTCTGGTAAAGCTCCATACTTCCAATATGAATGAAGCTGTAACGCGGCGATTTGCTGTCGACGTGGCTTGTGATCCCAATATTTGAGAATAAAGGCTTTATACGACTTGCGTAATTTTTGCGGTAATCGGTGTAATTATACTTATAAATTGGAAGTAGGTATTCAGATTCTTCATCGGTAAAAAAATCAAGGATTCTCTGAGCTTCCGGAAAAATCCTGTTATTGATGACTTCACGGGTATTTCCTTTCGATCTTACTTTCTTTACCCTGCCCTGCCGGATATCCGATTTTTTAAGGCTTGCCAGATCGATAAAATCAAGCCCGCCCAAATAAAAACATAAAAGGAAATACTTGTAATATACATGGCTGCTCGGTTTGCTGATCAGGAGCTGCATTTCTTCTATTGTTAAATATTTATCCCGTGTCGGCAGCTCTTTTTCCATCACCTTTTCAAACGGATAGTTTCCTTCCCTGGTGTACAGTCCTCGACGTATCGCTTCGTTGTAGATCGCACGTATTGCCTTTAGATAAGTATTGATCCCAGAGGGGCCGCACGTGGATGATTTTTCGATTTTAAATCTTACAATAAAATCATAGGTTATTTCCTCGTAAGAAAGGTAAGGCTTATAATTCTTCCAAACATTCAACGTAGTTTCGTAAAAACCGGCATTCCCCTTCGTCCTGATGGCTTTGTTTTTATTCAGCAACTTTTTTTCCTCTTCTTTTATCCTCTGCTCCCAGAATGCATAAATATCTCCATCTTGACCGAATATATAATTTTTTGCCTGAACAGCAGTTCTTTTGAAATTTGATTTTTTAACCTTATGAATTTTGATTTTATATTCTAAGATTTTGGAGATGATTAAAGAATATTGAGGATGACTTTTTTTAGGTTCCAATTTTTCAAAATCCCAATCTTCCGCAAAAGCATATAGGTTGGTTGTTGGGTAGCATTTATCACTTTGAGAGTTGAAAATGCTTATTGTTATGGGAAATCCGTTTTTTCTTAACCGGTTTGTATCTAAAAATAGCTCTATGTTCATAAAAATATCAGAAAAATATCAGAACAAATATATGATTTTATGCATATTTTGTGAATATTTAAATAAAAAATAAACGTTTAAGAACTTACAGTTAAGCTTTATATAAAATAAAAAACACATTGAAAATCAATGTGTTTTACTGTGAGCCAACTACGGGACTTGAACCCGTGACCTCTTCCTTACCAAGGAAGCACTCTACCGCTGAGCTAAGTCGGCGTAAACTAAAAA